GTTTATCTACAAGATTTGAAAATAAAAATATTTTATTGTTAAAAAAAATAAAAAATTCTTTAAATATTAATTTTATAAAAGAAAAAGTACCCGAACATAAAGAAATAGATATTAAAATATTCAAGGATATACCAGGTTTTAAATTATTTCCGCACGAAGATGCTCCTCACCATAAAGCTTTTCTTATGTTTAATCTAACTAATAATATAGATTCAACTATGTTTTATGATGCAGAAAAAAAATTTCTTTGTAAAGGACCAAATAAAAAAAATAAAGGTGTTTTTCATATATTGCGAACAAAACCACCAATATTGCACGCTATAGAAAACACTAGCAATAAAAATAGATATACAGCAATAGCATTTATTAAATAATTATGGCAGTACCAAATTCAGGATCATTATCTATGCAAGATATAGCACAAGAAAGATTAAACAGCACCTACGGTAGTGGCAATGTGTCTGGCCCTATATCTATGTATAATTTAATAAATGGTGGAAATACGGGAGGCGCGGTAACTTCTGGAGATAACTATCCTGCTGTTAATACTGGCTGTTTACCAAATCCAGCAAATAGGACTTCTGCACAACTTCCAAACTTTGTAGATGACATGGGTACTTTTTCTGGTACAGCTTTTTATAACGCCAACATAGGAGCCGCTACTAATTTAGCAGTAGGTGATGTTTTATTTAGTAATTCATCATTAACAACTCCAATACCCGGAGTAATATTCGGAAAACAGGACGGAAATTCTAATACTAATACAATAGCAGGTGCGGGCCAAAGAGTTCAAAATATACAAGTTAACAATCAAGGCCAAATAACAGATCGAGGAACAATTGTAAATACATAAATTATGCCAGTAGCAACACCTTATAGAATGGTTGATTTTTACGGTTACGACCAGGATTGTTCAACATTAACTAGCTTTACATCAGCAATAGCAGAAACAGGCATAGGTTGTAATCAAACATTAAATCAAACTTATTTTCATGATGGTTCAGGCGCAAGACCCGTAGCTAATGACATAGTATATACTAACTCAGCAGGCACTTCAGCTCTTGCTGCTGGAACCTATAGATTAGATAATAATACTAATTTTACTATTACTGGTTTTGGAGGTGCAGGTGTTGTAGATTCAGTAAGCTCATGCTAATTAAATAAAAAAACATAAAAAACACGTAATATTAATAATAACAATTAATTAAAAAATTTTAAAATATGGCAATAACATATAAGTGGACTATTAATGCGTTGGATGCGCACGTTAGTCATGAAGAAAAATCCGACGTAGTTTACACAGTTCACTGGGGCTATGCCGGTACAGAGGGCGAAAATAGCGCTAATTCAATTGGTACATTTTCACCTGAATTCGATAAAGATAACTTTATTGAATATGCAGCTTTAAAAGAAAGTGATGTTATAGGTTGGCTAGAAGCTGGCTTAGACGTTGCTGCAATGAAAGAAAGCTTAAAGAATCAAATAGATCTTTTAAAAACACCAATAAGTAAAACCTATTCTGCTCCGTTTGCTGTAACAGAAACGGAAGAAGAAGAAGAAGAGGAAGAAGGAGAAGAATAATAATAATAAATATAATTTAATAATTTAAAATTAAAACCATGAGTAAAGAAAACAAAATAACCGAAGAAGAATTAAAAAACCTACAAGAATTAGTTGCAAAACTTAATAGTGCTTCTAGTCAACTAGGTAATATTGAAATGCAAAAACATCAGTTGCTACATGCTTCACAAACCTTGCAGTCAGATATGGCAGAAATGCAAAAAGCTTTACAAGAAACTTACGGTAAAGTATCTGTTAATATGGAAGATGGAACTTACCAAGAAATACCTGAAGAAGTACAACCAGAAGTAGTAGAATAAAATCATGTCGCTGGTAAGAAAAATTAGTATAGGTAGAGACTACAAAAACGATGCCATGCATTACGCTGTTGGGCAAGAAGTTTATGGTGGTCATACAATATGTGATATCGTTGAAAAAGATGATAAATTTTCTATTTATATTAAAAAAAATAAAGAAGTATTACCGTGGAAAGACTTTAATAAAAATATGGCTATAGCAGTAGAATATAATTTAGAATATTAATGCAAAGCTTATTTGATTTTATAATTACTCCAAAAAACGAACGTTACGATAATAAAAAATATATTGATGATTCAGAGTTGCTGTTAAATACAGAAATCTCTGATCATCGATATGTTAGTCGTACAGGTGTAGTAGTATCAACACCAAAATCATACAAAGGAGAAATAAAAACAAAAGATGAAGTAATTTTACATCACAATGTTTTTAGAAGATGGTATGATCAATATGGTGTAGAAAAAAACAGTCGAAGCTATTTTAAAGAAAATATGTATTTGGTTAGGCCAGATCAGATATTTTTATATAAAAGAAATAATAAATGGCATGCTGTAGATGGCTACTGCTTTATTAAACCAATTGTATCTAATGATATGTTTTCAAATGATAAAGAAATACCTTTTATAGGTTTTGCTAAATATGTTGATAAAAAATTTAATCATATTGAAAAAAAAGATTTGATTGGCTTTACGCCAAGTAGTGAATATGAATTCATTATTGATGGCGAAAGATTATACAGAGTATTAAACAATTCAATATGTATTAAATATGAACGTCAAGGAAACGAAAAAGAATATAATACAAGCTGGGCAAAAAGCAGTTGAAGAATTAATTAAGGTTGCAAAAGAGCCTATTGTTGACTCAGAAGATGATGTTGCTGCGGATAGATTAAAAAACGCAGCTGCAACAAAGAAACTTGCAATATTTGATGCATTTGAAATACTTACTCGTATTGAAGAAGAAAAAGCATTATTAGAGGGTAGTACTATTGATAAAAAAGAAAATACTTTTAAAGGTTTTGCAGAAAGAAGATCTAAATAATGTATACTCAAACTTTATATAAGGTTATAGAACCTATAAAAATAAATACGATTAAAAGATTAAATAAATCTAAAAAGTGGAAATATGGGTATAATAAAGAGCATGATATTATCGTTATATCAAAAACTGGTGAAATTGGTGAAATATATGAAATTCAAAATTTACGTATTGCTTTACCTAAATCCGAAAGCGTTTGTAAAAAATATGATAGATGGGTTGTTAAAAAATATCCAAAAGAACTAAAAAAATTAAAAACAATATTTGATTGGAAAGATTTGCCTATAGACTATAAAAATAAATGGCATGGCTATATTGATAAAGAATTTACTAAACGCGACGAAGGTTATTGGTTTTATAACAAAGGCAACCCTACTTACATTACTGGTACTCATTACATGTACTTGCAGTGGACTAAAATCGACGTGGGTGCTCCAGACTTCAGGGAAGCAAACAGATTATTCTTTATATTCTGGGAAGCTTGCAAAGCAGATACAAGATGCTACGGAATGTGCTACCTCAAGAATAGACGGTCTGGCTTTTCATTCATGGCATCAGCAGAGGCTGTTAACCAAGCTACCATCTCTTCAGACTCTAGGTTTGGAATATTATCCAAATCTGGTGCTGACGCAAAGAAAATGTTTACAGATAAAGTGGTACCCATATCGGTCAATTACCCCTTCTTTTTTAAACCAATACAAGACGGTATGGATCGTCCCAAAACTGAATTGGCCTACCGTGTACCAGCAAGTAAATTTACCAGACGTAAGATACTCGCGAACGAAAGGACCGAGGAGCTCACGGGTTTGGACACAACCATCGACTGGAAAAATACAGGAGACAACTCCTACGACGGAGAGAAACTCGCATTACTCGTCCATGATGAAGCTGGAAAATGGGAGAGGCCCGAGAACATACTCAACAACTGGAGAGTCACGAAAACAACGTTAAGATTAGGAAGTAGAGTTATTGGCAAGTGTATGATGGGTTCAACAAGTAATTCATTAGATAAAGGCGGAGGAAACTTTAAAAAATTATATAATGACTCAGATGTTACAAAAAGAAACCGCAATGGACAGACTCGCTCGGGACTATATAGTTTGTTCATACCTATGGAATGGAA